TTAGAGAAGCTGGTAACATTATATACCTTTAAGCCTTGTCATACCACAAATAGATGGTCTAGTCAACCACCTAATACATGTAAGGCATGTTCAATATGCTTCTTACGATCTTCAAGTCCAATAGTACCACCATTGATACGCTTTGTCATGGTGAGGATGTCACCACTATCAGCATACTGATTGAGCCTGTGAGTCTGCCAGAACCATCCGGCAGTCTGGGCAGCATACATAGGTGTACGCACCAGCTCTGGCTGCATAATGAAGTCAACTCCCAAGGCTTGTCCAGCGTGGTAGAAATTATTCATGCCAGTTAGCTGTAAAAATCCGGAGCCACGGAACCTGAACCCATCCCCTGATGCCTCATCCCTGTTGCCCATACGATTGCCATAGATTCTATTGGCGATACGTACTGGCTGCTTTTCATAGGCAGCAGCACTCTCAGGGGTGAAGCCCCATACACGCTTAGGATTCTGAGGAAACAGCTTAAGCAAGGTAGGAGCACGATAGTTCAGGTTCTCTTCCATGATGCGAAAGTTACCGCACTCATGACCACATTGACCAATCCATGAAGCCTGTTGTGCAGGAGTAACAATACCAAACCTTTCAAAGGTTTCATTAAAAGGATCTACCAAGGCAGTATCAATTTTAAGTTGTCGTAGTTGTTCAGCGTTTACCATTAACCAGCTCCCTCATTTCGTTGTAGGCTGCGACACAGGCTGTGTGTTTGACGATGGCTTTGTCTCCTTCGGCAACGATGTCGATAAGAGTGTTAATAGTCTGTCGCTCAAGTTCGGCTGCATCAGCTCCGCTATTTCCTGTGGCAGGGGTGGAACCTGTGCTGGTTTGTACACAACTGGTGGTGGGGAGGCGCAACCTGCCAGTGTTAGCAAGCTCACGCATAGCAGACTGTTTGTTAGATATTTCATTCTTTGCCTTTCTTAATGCTGTTTCTTTATCAGCAAGTTTAGAAGTCATGTTCTTTTCTAGTTCACGGGCTTCTTCATTCTTCTTAGCTATCTCTATCTGCATGTCTTCGTCACGCTCAAGCCAGCCATAGTGATGACCAACTTGATATGTACCAAACAGTGCAATGGTTGCACTAATGATGAGCCAAGGTAGTGGAATAGGGAACATCAATCCACCTCTTTTCTTGCCAGAGCTATCTCTTCTCTTTCCTCATCAGGTTCCATATGTTCTGGTGGTGTCGTTGGTGGTGGACCGGGAGTCCAGCTTTCATCCAGCTCTGGGTTCTTCCATACAGGCATAGCACCAAAAGGTTGGCTAGGAAGGCCATAGGCAGACTGTGGCGAGGCGTAGCTGCCCCCATAGCCACCACCTCCATAACCACCGCCACAGCCCTGCATTGGGGGCTGTGGCCTGAAAGCATTCTGTGCTGAGTTAACAGCCCTCTTACCTACAATACCACCAATACCACCTACAATAAGTAATACTATATCATTAAGCATCTTGGTGTATGCTTGATCAATTGGAGCCATACTCTTAATTGGTTGTGTTACAAAAGTAACAGAATAGAGCAAGGCAAACACAATGCCAAATAGGATGACTGTGATTGCAATAACCACAAATCCCCACACCCTTACCTCAAACTCTTCAGTTGTCAGCTTTGGTTTTGGCTGGCTTGGTGTCTTCATTCTTGTTAGAAAGTCTATCAATTTGTTTCTCCAATATCGGTGCGACTAAATACTCAGGGCATGTCTGTGTGAATTGACATCTAGGTTTCTGACATTGCTCAGCATGAAAGTTGTCAGGGTTTTGACAGAAGTATCTGTACTTTTCTTCACAACCAGTGAGCAGCAATAACAATAATAAATATTTCATTTACCAAGTCCAACTTTTCCAAGTAAGAGATTAACAATCTTGTCAGACAAATCGTCAGAAAGAAACTTCAGAAAGCCAAGTACATATAAAGCAACACATCCATAGATGAATATCTTTAGTCCTAAATCAAATGTCTTCTGGTATTCGTTCACCGCCCACACCTGTGTGTAGTGTTACAGAACTCCATCAACTCATAAATACCTATTCCAACTAAGAACAAAACAAAAGCACAGCCACCAATAATAATAGCCAGCTCATTCATCTCTTGTTCTTTAGCTTTAGCTGCCTTCTCTGCTTTCTGTAAAGCACTTAACTCTCTGGCATCATCTCTGTCCATCTGATCTTGACGGGTTTTAATCTTGTTCCAAACATCAATCTTACCTGTTGTCATGAAGAGCATCTTCAGCTCTTCTTCAAAAGCTCTAGCCTGTTCAAGAGCCATCTCAATCTGGAGAGCAGTTCCCATATTGGAACCTTTGCCCTTCTTCGCCTCAATCAATGCCTTGGTAGCAGTTGATTTTGCGTCAAACATCTTGCCAATCATTGGGGCAAGAGAGCCTAAATCACTGGCTACTTTGCTGGCCTTCTTGACCATGCTAATAGCACTTTGTATTCCAGCTAGTGCGGTGATGGGATCAATCATCGCTCAACCTTTTTCCATTCAAGGCATATAACTTTTCTGTTATATACATCTCCAGTCCATGCCCAACGGACACATCTATATTTCTCCTCCTTGGACGCTATAGGGAAAGATATTAATAATAGGAATATTACTGATGCAGCTTGTTTTCTATAGCCAGCCATATAGCCCCACAGAAAGCACCAATAATTAAAATTGGCTTCACTGCTCTAGCAAGCCATTCAAGTACAACGAATGCACCAGAGGCTGCGTTGAATGCAACCACCACAGCTTGTGTGTTCTTATCTAGCTGGTCCACCTTAGCTTCAACAGCACATAGACGTTCATAGATTTGGGTGTGTGTTACTTCGTCAGTCATGATGTTTGATTCGCTCATGGTGCATCAGGCCATGTAATAGTCCAAGGGAATCCACTCTGTGCAGTTACATCACGCAAGGCTTGGCGATATGTAGCCCATACTGCTTTGTCAACAGGAGCATCTGCTACTTGTGTCCAATCACTGTCCTTTAGCTTTTCACCACGTTGGTCACGCATTGCTTTAGCTTGTTCAACATCTTTAGCAGCAATAGCTTCAGCATCCATTTCAGCAACAGAATACTTTGTGTACCACTTGCCATCAATTTGCTCAACGCCATTAGCAAATGCTGTTTGGTAGCGTGTAGGACTTGCTTGTGGGCCTTCAAAGACTACATCAGCACCCAAAGCCTCTAAGACTTCAGTTGTTGTTGTTTCCCATGATGGGCCATTATTGGCTTTTGTGTATGCACGAAACTCTGCTTCGTACATGATTTGTCCTGTTGATTTAATTCGTACTTGCATGATGATTCCTTATGCGATAGCCAAAAATAAGTATGTGCCAGCATTTACGTTAATAGCCGCCAAAATTGTTGAATTAAGCGCAAAGCCTGTTGCTACAGTTGTAACAGAACCAAGAGTTGCTACTTCAGCCGCTGTACTGTTTGTAATCCAGTAAGGGTCTGTTAATGTAGTCATGCCACGGGCTGTATCGTAGACATACCAACTACCAGTTGAGTCAGTGCGCTTAATAAGTACAAACCTAGCACCCGCAGTTATTCCGCAATCAATAGTTTGGGTTGTTCCGTTACCTGTGTATGAGCCTACTTTGGAAACACCCGCACAAGTTGCAAACAAATAATTGACGTATAATGATCCAGAACCATTAACTGCTGTATCTGTTCCTACAGAAAAAACAGAAGATGTTGGTGTAGTACTATTCCAAATAGTAGATGATGCGGCACTAGCTGCATTGCTAGATTGAAGTTGTATTCTTTGTGATGCACCTAGACTTTGTGTATAAACTTGCCAATTTTCTATTGCACTTCTACTTTTTACAATCATCAACTCTGGCACGACACCTAAATTATGGTTTAACGTCCGAGCACTTCCAGTCCCATACCAACAGACCACATCAAAAACAGATGGCGCACGTTTAAACAAATAATTTACAAATGTGCTTCCGCTTGCATTTGTAATTGTTGATGTAGTACCTACTTTTACACCATCCATTACATCCCAAGGAAGTGCTTGAAGTATGGTTGTCCCTGCCGCTACTTCTGCGGCCGAAGTTGATGTTACAAGATAATTAGTACCAGTAAGCCTTGAAGAAAATAAAGAAGCTACTGACGAATCACGATTCTTCACCAACACAGCATCATCAGTTTGACCACCTGTCACAGTTGCATTTGCACCTGTACCTGATCTAGCAGATAAGCCAAAAACACTTGTACCCGTAGTAGGCACTTTCATTGGGCCTCTACGAATGGCTATGTAGATGTAGGTTGCAGATGCATTAAATGGATAACCATATACTCTAAACCCAGTTGAATTTGGCTCCCAAGAATCTGTATTTGAATACACCCCCGCACCACTATTTTGACCTTCTTGGGTTGTAAGATTAGCCGCTAAAAAACTTTCTATACCACCAGAAACCATCCATCTTCTGTTTACATCGGAAATCAACCAATCACCTTCTGTGGCTGAGTCAGTTCTTTTAGCCATAATCCACTGTGGTTCATATCCAAGATTTACAGTTGCAACAGTAGAGGCATTAGTCGTAAACGACCCACACGAAATTACATTGTCTGTACCAGTTAAACCAAAGCCTCCTGCGTTGTGGGCGTAAACGTATGCCACATAGGTATAGCCTGTGTTATTTAAAGCAGGGTCATCTGATACTGTAAAAACAGACGATGTTGGTGAAACAGCTACAGAGCCATTACCAAACCAAGATGCGTTATTATCAAATGCGGCCGCAGTTGTATTAAGTTTTGCAATTTTTGCTGTTGTCCCATCGAATCTATGGTAAACAACCCACTCTACTACGTTTGATGTGCATTTCACAATAATAGAACCGGGGACTGAGCCTAGTGAATGGCTTATTTCCCTACCAAGAACACCATTTCCTGTCCAAGTCACAACATCAAAAAACTTTGGTTGCTTGCGGAATGTCCATGAGGCATAAGTAGCCGCAGATGTGTTGTAGTCAGCATCAGCACCAATCGTAAAACCAGTTGTTCCAAATGCAGTTAATCCTGTGGCTTCAGTTACTTGTGCGGCAGTTGTTTCTGATGCAATTGATTTTGTGACACCTCTTGCTGTATCAGTATAACGATGACCAGTTGATCCACTTCTGCCTTTTATCCAAGTCAGACCACCCTTGGTAGACAAATCAATGCCATTGGTAATGGTCTGTGTAGCACCCGTACCTGTATAAAGGTATGTGCTAAACACATCTTCAATGTAATTGACAACAGCCGCACCACCACCAAAGGCATCGTAACTAGCCGCACCAGAAGTTGCTTGTAATGGCATGGTTTAAGCCTTAAATTGTGTATTGCTTGCCAAAACTGTGAAAGTCGCACTACCTGTTTTGATAATCAAATAACGATAACTATCAATGCCACTAGCATTACCCGCAGTAGGTGCGCCACCTAACCAACGTGTTGTAACACCAGATGTAGTGCCATCAACTTGCACAGCAGAGTTGTAGTAAGCAGTAGAGCCTTGAGTAACCAAGAAAGCCACAGTCATTGATTGACCTGTACTCATCAAAGTATCTAATGAAGTACCGCTAGAGGCTCTAAAGTTAACTGTCCAGTTAGCACTTGCATTGCTTGTGTAGTACAGGACTGACTGAGTAGTAATGTCGTAAGCAATCGTGCCAGTAGCCGCAGTAGCTGATACTGTAGCTACCTCTGCCGCATCGTTTAAAACAATGGCAATAGCAGATGAGCTTCCTGAAAAAGTATTTGTGCCTGTGAATGTTTGTGTGGCAGAAGTACCTACAAGTGATCCAGAAGGAAGTGTAGGCGTACCTGTCACTTCACTAAAAGCTATAGATCCGTCAACTAGTACAGCACCTGCTGATACCGTATTTGCTAATACTCTTGCACTAGTCATTTAAACTCTCCAATTCATTTTGCAATGCTGCTATCTGTGCAGCTAATAAATCTTTTCTTGCTTGCAATGCAGCAGCTTTGTTTGCATCAATTTGAGCAATCTTCTCTGCCGACATAGCGACAACTGCTTTAGATGAAACAACTACCTTACGATTTGAGTCAATAGTTAAAGTTTCAGTGCCATATTCTTCATACTCACCAAGAGATGCAGATTGGTCTTCTTCTGGATACCAAGCGCAATCTTGAACTTCTAAGGCAGGGTCTGTCCATGAAAGGTCTTGTAAAGAAGATAGTTCAAGACCTAACAAGAATGTGGGCAGTGCTTCTCTTGATGCTGTGTTGTTTTGTATTTTAATCATCGCTGAACCTTTTGTAAAAGCATTGATGGTTGAGAAAACTGACCACCATCACTAAAATAAATAAATCCATTTTCGTCAGTTGCAAGCTGCGAATAGTTGATGTTTGAAGCGTAATAAGACCAAGTTGCTTTTACTATTTTATTTATGTGGGCTGGCCAAATTGTTGCAGAGTCTTGAGTTGGATATCTGCTAATGGTTGGAGTAATGTCCATATCAACATAATCAACCGCATTTGGTGGTCCAGTGTAATGAGCACCTCCATAAATCATAGTATTATTTCCAGAACCAGTAGTAGAAAAATAAGCTTGTGCTATTGAATCTGCAAATTTGGTGCAGCCCATCCCTTCAGGCATCATTCCAGCAAGCGTATTTCTAGCGAAAGCATCAGACACATTACCAAACAAATAATATTGTGTAGTAACAATAGAAGAAATTACACCACTAGAAGAAACAGGAAAATTCAAAGAGCCTGATGCAACACCTCTGCATAAAAACACTGCACCATCTTCTCCTAAAATAGTGGAAGTAAGCGATGGAGCAGATGGTGATGTTGATTGTTCAATTGTTGCTGTGCTTGTTCCAATTACAGTGGTGCAGTTTTTATTAAGAGTGGCAACAAAGCAAGTCATTTTGGTGCTTGTTCCTGCATCTCCGTGTGCAGCCCCAACAATATAGCCATAAGTTGTCTTTCTAACAGAAACCTTTGGTGCGCTTGCTAAACCAGTTATACCTCCTACAACCAGTGTGCGAACGTGTGTAAGTGTTGTCGTGTATTCAAATAAGTAAAGAGAAGTTGATTGATAACCAAATACTGCTAAATTTCCATTTGGAAGCAAGAAGCTGTCAGCAATACTAGCTATCGGTATAGAACTTGGTCCAACTGGAGAGGTAAATGAAGAATCCCCTGTTCCTGAATAGGTAACTAAAAATGGTGCTCGTCTTGTGTATTTAAAAAGTGTTTGAGTGCTACTAACTGGATGACTCCAACAGCAATTATTCACTGCAGTTGTATTAGAACTTACCAAAGGAAGTTCCACAACATCACTTCCCGCTAGTGCGGTAGTTAGTCCGCTTGCAATTCCTGCCGATGAATAATTAAAATCGTGACGATAAACAGTACCTGCTGAAACTTTGAAATATTGTAACCCTCTACCATTCATCAATATTGGAATACTTATTTGAGTTGGGCTTGATGGGAATTGACTGACACTAAAAGTGTTTAAAAATTGCAAGTCATATCTTGGGTTGGCAACAGCCGTAGTTGTAGTTCTTCGAGGCAACCCACCTAGTCCATTGCCGACTACTGGCGAGTTTTGCATTCCATATGGATAAGGCATTGTTCAATCCTCTAATTAGAAGTCTGTAAATTCAGCTTTGAAAACAACACCACTAGCAAGGGCAACTTGATTTCCAACATAGAGTTGTTCGCCAGCCGCCAAGCGCAAGGGAGCAGTCTCTGTGTATGTTGGGAAAGAAGTTGAAGTTATACCCGCTGTAGTTGCAAGAGTTTGAGCCAACATAGTTACTGAATCAATCAATCTCTTGGTTGTTCCTGAGTCAGAACTTGTAAACAACAGCAAAGCAGAAGCTGTATTTGTAGCACGAGGAATTGCTGATATACGAGTAACAATCGCACCATCAGAACCAGCAGTTAAAAGAACTACAGTGTTAGTTGGTGTATCACCCGTAATTGTTCCGCAAGCCGCAGTGGTAACGGCTGTTGAAATCTTAGGTGTTTGTGCAAATGGAGCAGTGAATGTTTTTGCCATGATAGTTTCCTTTTAGAAGCAAAGAGCAATGGCTTGTGTTTGAGCCAAAGAAGTTGAATTAGCGAATGGAGTAGACGCAGGTAAATTTGTAATAGTGTTGCTATTGTAATCAATAGTTTTATTAGTCAATGCCTGAGTATCTGTAGTGCCTACAATAGTACCTGTTGGTTTTAAAGATAGATTAATAAATCTAGCATCTGATTCCGCTTTAGTGTATGTGTCAGAAACACTGAATGCACCATAAGCAACAATGTCTACAATATCACCAGCAGTGGCTCCAGAAGCCAAGACAATGTTTGTACCACTAGTAGCAGTGAAGTCAGAACCTAATACTTGTTTAACACCATTGATATATACATCAACAAAACCTACATCATAAGTAATAGCGAATGTTGTTTGACTTGCTGTTGCTGTATATACTTGTCTAACTGATGTCCCATTAACAGCACTACCAGCTACTTTCCAAGTGCTACCTGTCCACACTTTTACTTCATTAGCAGTGCTGTTGTAATATAAAGCACCAACAAGAAGAGTATTGCCATCATTATCTACAGAAGGGTCTGAACTCTTACTGCCTAAATATCTATCATCAAAACTATCATAACTAGCAGCAGCATTAGTTTCACTAACAGCAGCAGCAGCAGCACTTGCAGCAGCGGCAGCCGTGCTACCATACAATGTATCAATGTATGTCTTGCTTGTAGCGTCAGAACCTGTAGTAGGTGTACCCAAGCCAGTAACTTTATTTCCACCCATTGCAATGTCACCAGACATTGTGCCACCCGCCAAAGCAAGCTTAGTTGCTAAAGAGTTGGTTATTGTTGTAGCAAAGTTGGGATCATTGCCCAAGGCAACAGCAATCTCATTCAATGTATCAATAGTACCGGGAGCACCATTAATCAAATTAGAGATTGATGTATCTACATAACCTTTAGTAGCAGCATGACTGCTTAGTGTAGGAGTAGATACGTTATTGATGGTTGTGTTAGTAACATCAATAGTGCCTGTGACCGTAAGGTCAGTGGCAGTGATAGTACCTGCACCAATGTTAGCCACAGGAAGTGTAGCAGTACCAGCAAGATAAAAATCTTTAAATCTAAAACTACTGCTACCAAAGTCTACTGTGTTAGTTGTAACAGGAAGGACAGCACCATTCTGTACTCGAACCTGTTCAGTGGATGTTCCGCTAACATTAACAAACACACCAACTCTGTTATTTGTACCATCTACAACAACCTTATTCTTAGCCACTGTATCGGAAATAAGAGGAACATACTCACCCTCTGCTGCAGTACCATCGTGCTTGTGTCCACCTGATTGAGCAAACGCATCACGCAGAGCGTTATACTCATTGTTAATAGGGGCTGCCCGTACAACTGCGGTAGGTACAATATCAGCAGCGGATTGTCTTACATAACCTGTCAAGGTAGTTCTCCTTAGCGTCTGTCATTCATTGAATAATTCAAGACAATGCCCTGAATTGTATGACTAGCATTCGTATCATTAGTCACATACTTGAAAGCAATGGAGAATCCAGAGCCTTCAATATTTACTTTCTCAACTGGTGATGGATTACCATCAAAGATTGCAGCAGCATCATAAATAGCTTCATTGTAATAGGCCGCTGCACCTGTTGTTGCCATCAAATAGTTAGAAGGATTAAACACATGCTGACTATCATCAAAGTCATAGCTAACACCTAAACTAATAGTAGAGCTTCCTTCACTACGCAAGAAGGTAGTGAAATTGTAGAAGTTCTTTCTAATGGTAGGGTCTTGGAAATAATAATAAGGTGTTTGATACACACTTAAAATTGTAGAAGAATTAAAAGAACTTCCTGTTTCTTGTTGATGCACCTTACCGGAAGCATCACCATGAATAACAATCTCATCTATCCCTATATATCCACTGGAAGAACAAGTAGCTGGGAAATCAAATAGTTGACTAAACTCAAAAGCCACACCACCATCACCTTCCCTCAAACCACCTAATAAACCAAAGGTTCCTTCTGAGGGAATGAACAATCTAAACTGTGACTTCTTACGAATAACAACTGAACTTAATGTCTCAGGATCAATAGAACCAGCTACCATTTCTTTTAAGATTGAAGTGATGGTAAATTGAATTTGTCTAGAAATTGTTTCTAGCTCCACATCACCAATTTTATTTGTACCTGATATTGGTCTAAAACCATCTGGTCCTAAGAATATTAAGCTACCACCGAGTTCTACCACACTATCAGGAACAACACAACCTAGATTTGTTGTCACTTCACTAACAACAAAGTCAGCTATGTTAGTACCAGTTAAACTTTTAATGGCATTCTTACCAAAGATATATAGCGTATCTCTAAACTGCTTAATCTGAACAATCTCAAAACCTACATTAATAACACCAGCACCGTTGGCTGGGCTGAAATCTGTCTCAGCCATCGGAGCTGAAATATATAAGTTAAAAGGATCAGAGGGGTCACCAGCTAAGAACATATGGTTCTTAAATGCAGCTAAATACTTTGGAGAATTAGGAGCATTAGCGTGTGTAATTTGTGTGTAAGTGGTTCCATCATATATAGCTGCTGGATTAATTCCATCAACTAAAGCCATCCGTACACCAATCCAGTTATACCGAGTAAAGCGAACCTTCTTAACTCCCACCATTGTCACAGTTCCGGGAGTTGTTACAGCCACCCAAGCACTAGTAGAAGTGTTCCACCTATAAAAGTAATTAGTACCTGCTGATGGTTTGCGACAAGCAAAGATACCATTGTTAATGTCTTCACATACAAACACACCTAACACACTACCTGTTCCTGTCACTGTGCCATAGTTATTAGCATATCCACTAATCCGTCTATAGCCACCAGAAATAGCTGGCTCATAATTAATAAGCTGTGTGGCAGATCCGGGATACATCTCACCTTGAGATAGTACATCCCTATTGGTGTTCATTCCACCAATACAAGAAACCTTAAAGCCACTTATTCTGTCTG